AAAGCCATTGTCACCTACCTTTTCTGCGACGGGTAAGTCCGAAGTTTTCACACTCATATCCTTTGCGAAATATTGTATGGAAGTAAAGGTTGCGGCGGATTCAATTGGCCATGGAGCATACTCTTGTATGAATCGAAATTTTGAGTCAAGGAATCGATCTGCTGGTTGGTGTATTCCATTCCTTTTAGAAAATTCTATCATCTTTGCAGCGGCTTCGGGTTTTACTGCATAACCGTGTGTGCCGGGGAAGTGACCCTTTGACCGAAGGGGCCCCAGACCCGATGATATTGATTGCATTCTACCATATCCTGGCTTTGCGAGATTCACCAGTCCCGAAAATTCACCGTTCTTTATGATGTCCGGAACTTCACTGACAAAAATAGCGTCATGTTCTGTGATCAGAGTGATCTCATTTGTTTCTACACACTTTTTCCACAGCATATAGTGAGACAAGAGACACCCAAGAGCAGCTTGAGGATTGTGAGTATCCTTAAATATTCTTCCTCGACATATTACTCCCTCTTGTTCTTTAAAGACATCGAAAGGTTTGTCTTTTGGTGTGTATGCATCAAATAATGTTACATCAACATTATGTTTAGCACCACTAGTTATACACTTCTGAGATGCCTCCTCAGAAGGTTTCATTCCCTTAATCGTTATTACATAAGATTTCATCTTCTATCCTTTCAAAAAAGATTTTAATTTTTTGTTTATCTAAAATAGTTTTGTCAACTATTGGATGCGTTTTCAACATCTTGAGATACGCATCATCGTCGTTATCAAGTTCCCTGATCTTGTCAATGAACTCCTCATCACTGCCGTAGTCGTTTCGACATAGAAAAGCTGCACGATTGAAATCCTGATGAATGTCAGGATCTCCCCAGTAAAGAGAAACTGTCTTTGCAAGAAATCCCCACCATATCTTTTCGGTTGTGTATCCCTGAAGAGACTTGTTTTCGAAACAGATATTGAACTTGTAGGGTTTCAGAACTTCAACATTTGATAGACCCAATCCAGAAGATGACGGCCCAATATATCTTCCGCTGAGAGACTCGTTCTTTTTGTTGTTTAGTCTTTTTCCCAAACAGTCAACTCTTTTATATTGAGACAACTTCATTGCGAACTGTTCTCGGTATTGATTCCTTGATGCGAAAATGAAAGAGCAAAAAGCACTCTTAGTTGGTATGTCCGTAGAATCTAAAACTGAAGTATCGCATCCATAGAAATTAGATCTTTCCATATCCGATATTCGAAGATAATTTGGATGATCGATCCTCTTTGCGTACATCAGATAGTGACCTTTGTTCAGTATGTTTCTTACAACATCATCTGGCATTGATTCGCCACAATAACAAACTTTGATTGCATCTTTGTATCTTGGATGGTCTGCTTCTGGTGAACCTCGAAGTTTCCCTTGATTCCAGAAAACACTATAGATTACAAGGTTGGGATTATTATTATCTTCTCGAACATCAAAATTTGAGAACAGAAGATCGTGAAATGTTGGATCGGTTTTCCACTCAAACCCCTTCCACCAATCTGTAAACTTTACTCTTATCATCTATCTATTGCAGCTTCGACTGCCTTCGCGTCATACTCTATTCCACAATACTCTATTGCTTCTCTCACGGCCTTATAGTCCCCTTTGATGATATCATCTGTGCTGATGAAGACTCCACCAAATCGCTCTTGTATTCGGTGCATATAGTTGTATCTCCATTGAGCAGCATCAAAGGCGTGTTGGTATTCTCCAATACCCTTTTCAACTATACTGTTCGCAACTCCCTTTGGATCTCTTTTAATAAAGATGTTGTAAGGATTGAGATCCTTCCATGCGTTGAAGTATTCAACTCCGGTTTTCATTGACCATCTATTGGTTTCTTGAGGACAATTCGACAGGTAGTGTTTTTTTAGGACAACATGAAAAGATTTTATGGATTCTTCGGTAAGTTCAAGCTCTTCACAAAAGGGTAGAATTCCCTTCTTTGGTTTGATAATATCCTTTTGAATCTGTTTTATAATTTGATTCTCGTAGGTTTGATATCCCCTAGAAGTTTTAGGAGTATTGCCCCACCACACTCCGTGATTAGCAAAGATTTTTGATACTAATGATGACCTGCTACGAGAAGTCATCCACAAACAAATTGGTCTATTCATAATTCAGATTCTAAAGTTGATTTTCTAAAACAATTCAAGGCACTGTCCGGTGTGCAATTCACCACATCGACATTCATATTTATCAAATCGTTTACCATGTTTTGATACGCATCAATGAGTCCTATGATCACTCCGTTCTTATCTACAGAGTTTTGAGATTGAGGAAAATGTTGCATCATCTTTGGATACTCACCAAAGTAGTGACGAGGTGTCGAACCGACTTTCTTTTGTCTTCCATTGTAATCCTTTGCGAACTTCATATCGTGACCAATCAGAATAATCTTCTTGAATCCATAGAGAGTCGCGAAGTTGATAGCCATAGGGCCGCTGCCCTTGTTGATGTGAATGACTGAAGGATCTCTTGAAAGACCATTCTTCACAATACTGTCGATGTAATCTATTCCTCCCCATTCTGCGATATACTTGTATCTTGTCCAACAGTCAGCCTCCAACTTTTTGAGGAGAGGATCGTGTGCGAGATAATATTGCCACCAATTGTCATTACACGCAATCTGAATATCCGTAAAGGGAGCAATCTGATAAGCGTTATTGACGGTGATTATTCTTACTCGGTGATTATCTTGCCAGGCAGAACCAATTGCGGAGATCTGCTCTTTGTTTATACTTGGGCCTGTTGCAACTACAACCGCAGTTTCACCTTCAAATTTCTTCGGTATCGAGGTTTTCATTGTAAAAAAGAACGTTCCCCATATCTTCCCAATAGAGAAACTCGTGTAAAACTTCAAATCCTCTTTCCTTCAACCAAGATTTGAATTCATTGTATAGTACGGAGTTCGCATACATTTCCTTAAGGGAAACTTCGCTGTAAAGATACCTTGTTTTTGAAAGTGTTTCAGGAGAATGTGAAAGGACAGTGTGTTCGTATCCTTGCATATCCAACCACATAAGATCTACCTGCCTAACCTGTTGATCTTTCAGAAAGTTATCCAAGTTGATAGTCCTGACAGTAGATTTGTTTTCGAAACTTATCCTTGGATGGAATTGTATGTGACCAGTTGGTTTGAGAAGAGACGATGAAACCCTATTAGAAGAAACATACAACTGTTCGGTAGACTCTGTGGGCCCAAGTGCCACATTGTAGACTTCTACGTTATCACAATTTGCAACTCTTTGAATTGTTTTTTTAAATGATATAGTAAGAGGCTCAAAGGCAAAGATCCTTCCCTTCGGAAAGGTTTGACTGAACCAAAGAGTATCCGTCCCACTCGCGGCACCTGCCTCGATGATTACGGAATCATCATAAAGATTCTTTACTATCCACTCCTGTATTTCCATTAGACCCTAATGTATTTGATATTGTGACAAGCCTTACAGATGCTACATTTATCATATCCTGGCGTTTCGTTTATCTTCACCAAGTCTAAAAATTGTGGATTCTGAAACATCTCTGCATAGGTTTGTTTTACTAAGTTTCCTATGATATGTCTCAATCCATAGTCCATACAACAGAGAACAACATCTCCGTTCGGAAGAAGAACATTACGATCATAGAAAGGAGTTGACTTACAGGTAAGAGGTCTAGTATGTCTTATCTTTCTTTTGATCTGTTCCGTAGGTTGATTCCCCGCCTTCTCAACATCAGATACATCCAGAACTCCTGCTCTATCGTGAGCTCCAAATCGGGCGTTTTGTTTTTCTGCTTCTCTTGCTTCTGGAATGTGACGAATATCGGGATGAAACACTCGATTGTTCATATCCATTGTCATGGCTCCAACCTTGCCAGGAATCTTCTTGTTGATACCGTACAGAGTCTTAAATGCTCTTTCCCAAGTTTTGCTGTACTTCCATCCTCTCATATTGTTGTGTTCATCTGGCAAGTGAAGAACAACTGGATCGACCTGATTTTGATACTTCAGTATTAGATCTTCTACTCGATCAATATCTTCTTCAGTCATCTGATAAAGAGTCGTGTAAACCGCAGCCCTGAATCCCTTCTTCAATGTCATCTCTAACATATCAGTACAGTCTGGATTTGCCCAAGGTTCGGACATTCCACTGAAATCTATGCGAGCATTCTTCGGTATCTTATCGAGTGCTGTTTCGAAATTTTCTATCGAGAGAAACTTACTACTATCTCTACCGTATGCTTTGATTAGTGGTTTTTGAGGACAAAATGTACACATCAACGGGCAACCCACCATTGTGGTGATTTCCATTGCCGGGCCATGTCTATGGGGGATTCCATACTTAGATATCATATCAAGTATTTATTGAAAACTCGTGTAGTCTTTTACCCTGCGGCCCATACTCCATATTGTGAAAAAAAGATCCATTTCGTATCTCGTCAATGTGCCACTGACAATTGGCAAGGTAAGTGAAGAACTCGGTTCGATCAAATGGTTTGATTGTTGATCCAATCTCACTAGATGCAACACCATAACAAGGATTGGTTTTATCGTCAGTAACCAGTCCCTTTCCAAGAATCAAAGCCTCTACCGAAACAATTGAGTTGAGAGAAAAGATCGCTTTTACATCTGATAGATCTTCGCGTAGAGATCGCATAAACTCAAGACGACCAACATTCTCAAGTGTTATCTTTCGTCGAATCTTCAGATTGTTCGGGTGTACTCTCCTTTGGACATGTCGATACCACTTGTTGATGTCGTTAAACTTCGTGCTTCTTCCGGTGTCATGTTGTTGACAGAGAAGGTAATTGTCACTGTTCAAAGACCAGTGTTCAATCTCCCTTTGATCGAGATACTTCTCCAATCGACTTCTATCCATACGATCTTGATCGATACAAAAGATTCCCATACCATTGAATCCATTCCAACTGATCGCACAATTGTCGTGTACATCTCTTTCTCCGAATCCAAGAAACTTGCGATTCAACATGATGAAATTGCCCCCATCTTTCTCAATGGCTTGGAACAAATTGGGCCCATGTATCACCGAAACATCAGACACTCTTTTACGAGAAGAAGTGATGTTTGCATCTATCCCGTGTTTAGAAAGACCTTCTTTTACTGCAACGGCGTATCGTTTCTGCCACGGAATGTTACTGCTCGCGTGTATCGATACGTTCATCTTGGTTTTTCATAAACTCGTTGCAATGGGTTTGAGCATCAAATAGGTACTCCATAAAGTCTTTGGTCTCAGCTTCATTGTACATGTAATCCCAGAACCACTCTTTGAGATCTTGCTCACTGTTGATCAAACTTGATCCTCCAGTAATTTCTTCAAGATCTTCTTTTACTTTGTCCACCGTATACATTCGGTTTAGAACAACCTTATTCTCCAGTTCCTTGTAGTAATTATCTTGTACTTTCTTGAGTTCGTTCATAAACTCGCGAACTCTAAATATTTCGTCGTCGATATGTGGTCTCATAACTATGCTTTGTAACTAGTAAAGTTTTTCATATTGCTTCGTCCTCCAGAGGATTTATAATATTTTTTGTTCCTATCCCACTCCTCGTTGGAAAAGACCTGAATCTCTCCTCCGGTCTTGTGTGAGTAGATCATAACACCCTTTCGATTCTTTTCAGTCTCGCGTGGCGGTGGATCTAGGGTTCCTAGAATGTCTTCGATTTTTGCTCTTACTATCATCCAAATATAGTCTCATAGATGTCTTTCCAACTATTGACTCGAATGATTCCGTCAGGAATATCCTCGTTGATGTTGTATTCGTGATTCATGAGAAACGTAGTCAAACCTAGTTCATAACCCATCAGAGCCGTCTTGATCGAATCCTCAACCCATATCGCTTCTGTATCTCGGTATTTCTCCAGAACTGGCCTCTTATGTTTTCCTCGGGCGACACAATCAATTTTACTGAACGCAGTCGGGCCAAAGAGATTCTTCAGATTCTTTTCGCGAAGAACGTGAGACCTTTTGTTTCTTCCCAAAGCAGTAATACAATGGAACGTCGCTCCGTGCTCTTCATGCAACTTTCGAACGTACTTTATCGCGTCCTTATGAGGCGGCAGATGTTCGATCTCCGCAGACATATTGAAGTGTCTAATGTATTTGTCGGATTCTTCCTCGGGAAGACCATATCTTTCGTGAAGTTCGTAGGAAGAGTTCAATTTATGATACCCCTCCTCTTCCATCCACTCATTGTAGATCTTAATCCAGTTGACGAGAACGCCGTCACAATCTGTTAGTATCATCATTATGTAGGTATACTATCCTAAAAAATTTAATAAGTCAAGTATTTACTTTGTAAAAAAGATGTAAATTATCTAACAATACTTCTCGTAATATTCTGTGATTTCCGCAATCAAAGGATCAATCCAATCCTCTCTTTTCTCCCGAAAGATCAAAGGAGTTGGATCGTTATCCACTACCATCAGAACGACTAGATCTTCGATCTCAATCTCGGTAAGTTCCTGCAACATAAAGGAGTAAGCACAAGCCTGCATAAAATAGGTTGAGATCTCTTCTCTACTTTTGATCCGAGAGGATGTCTTGAAGTCAATGATGGATAGATCATTGTCAAACTCTGCGATGAGATCAACACGACCTGCAACTCGCAAAGTATCGGAATAGAGAGGAGTTTCCTGAGCCACAATGTTATCCACTCTTGCATCAAGGACTTTTCGAATCGTTTTCCAAGAGAAAAGAACGTGAGGCATACTTTCTCCTTTGAGGTAATCCTCTTCGTTATTGAGATACCTCTCGCATATGTCGTGAACTGCCGAACCGCGTGTTGACGCATGGTGAGAGATACGATTTGCCTCTTCTTCTCCTACTCTTCTTCTCCACTCAAGAAGGGCTTCTTTCTTCTTGGCACCAAGAACCGTAGTGATTGACTTTAACTTATTTCCCTGTGGAGTAAGATAAGTTCTGCCGTTTGGTGTTGTGTCTGCGACTAGATCTTCGTAAGGGAGTTCGAAGGGAACGTGATCAAATTTCATGGACTTCCTTCCAAGATTGATTCTTCCTCTTACTCATACGAATATTTTTTCGACGTGACTTTTCAAAAGAATCATATTCGCGATATTCGTTCTTCTTCTTAGGCTTTGTTTTTCTTCTCACTTTAGTAATGTTCAATATTGTTTTTTCCAGAATTCTTGGCGATTCGTTGTAGAACATCATTCCAACCGGAACCAGCCCTTCTGATAGGATTAATAGTGTCGTGTACTATTGGAGGAGTAGAGATCAATCTTTTAAGTTCTCCCTTCTCTTCACAAGAACAGAAAAGAGGATCATCTTTTTTTGCGATAGAGACAAATCGTTCTTCGATCTTGTCACACTTTAGGCAGCGATAGTCGTAGTTGGGCATGTTTGAAACCAGTAAGGTGTTAGTGCGTTTTTCCACTCCATTTTGAAGCGTTCTTGTTTAGTCATGTAAAATTTACGATAGGACTCAACGGGATCGGATTCGTCCATACATTCCGGATTACTCTTCATAGCCAATCGAAATGGTGTCATACCAATGTCCGGAATATTGTTCGGTGTTGGTTTGAGGTGTTCTCGTAGAGATCTATCTGTAAGGTGAAGTTTTCCATATCGTTTTGTGTACTCGTCACAAAGAGCGATGAAGAGCTCGTAGTGCCACAAATAGTTTTGTGCAGACTCGCGAGTCCATACCGTACAAGGATGGTTGAAATGAACTGCATTATATAAGTGATGTTCACGAATATCTCCAAGGTAAAAATACTTTGACATCGTTTTACCACTTCGAGATCGTTTCTTTGTTTCCACACCATCTAACATACGATGAGCAGTTGAGAGCATCTGAGCAGACTCAAGTACCATCTTTGGTACGTGTTTGTCGCAATGCATTGACGCCGCAGTGCGTGGATCTTCATCAAGTATAAAAATATTCATACAACCATATTACCAGATTACACTAAAGTGTCAACTCAATAATTCAGGAAAAGTATCTCTTACCAATGTTTTTGTGATCTTCGAGTATTTCTTGTTTGCAAAGGTGGAGAGTTTACCATCCTTGGCTGCAACCAAAATCTTTGCGTCTTCGGAAGAAAGCGATTCCAGCATACCGATAAACCAACGTTCTTTTCGAAGTTTCCCATACTTTGCTTGCACTGTACAATTACCTATGTTCTTAAAAACATTCTTGATACTGACAATTGGAAACCTTGTCTCTTCATTTTCTTTGTACGGTGGAGCTCCTTCCGGAAAGTCCAACTTGATGTTGTCGTTGTACGCAAGTTGAAGAATGGTCTTGACTTGTCTATACGCATTTCTTTTCATATAGACAATTCTCTCATCTCGATCTTCGATCTTTTGTGCATTTGCGAAAACCTCGTGGGGCATTAATGTAATTTTATCTCTCATGATTTTATTTATTAGTGAAAAACTCTTGTGCTGATTCGACCAGAAGACCACAACGATTAGTGACCAGATAGTTAAGAATCTTGTTGTTGTCTTTTCCGCTTTGTTCTCCTACCTGATTGATGACTTCCTTTCGAATCTCAGGTGGTGTCTTACGAAGATTAATCATCCATTCGTTACGCTGATAGTTTCTCCATACTTCTTGATCCATATGGTTCTGTAGGCTGTGACGATTTTCCCACCACTCGTCGATCTTCTTTGCACGAAGTGGAGTTTGTCTAAGTTCTTCGGTAAAGGTTTTATCCGAACTCAAAACATTTGGAACACCATCACTTGCGTCACCTTTACAGATATGTTCAAAGAGGTAACGATGTGGATCGTCACACTCCAAAAACTTCCGTTGAACCGGACTGTATTGTTTAACGTTTGAGAACTGTTGAAGTTGAAGAAAGTCTTTGTCGCCAGAGACAATCAATATCTCTTCGTGACGACCAAACTCCTGTAACTCCGAAACAAGTATTCCGATAATATCGTCTGCTTCCGCACGATCTACTGTGACTACCGGATAAGGAAAGTTCTCTTTGATCTCGTCCCGAACAGTGTTCACCATCGTGAAAAAGTTGTTCCAGTCAAGTTTAGATTTATCTCGACTCTTCTTACGAGCAGCCTTGTACTCCGGAAAGATCTCCTTGCGCCATGAACTACTATCACACGCAATTACCATTTGTCCGAACTCATCTCGATTCTTCTGGTTGTGCATTCGCAACGAGTTTAGAATCATATGACGAACTATTCCCTGATCCAGTTGATCAGGATTTTTTTGGGAAAATGCAGCCGCAACTGCAATACCGCTATAATCTACTATAATCATGACACTAATGTATCACAAATGGGCTTGTTTGTCAATAGATTTCTATCCTCTCGCGAATATTTTCCGCAAGTTGTCTTGTTGATTGCGCTTCACGATCTCCGTGTTTTAGAAGACCGCGAAGGTATTCATCTATTTCCCATAACTGATTGTAATAATCGCGGGACTTAACTGCTATGTCAAATTCTTCCTGTTCATCCGGAAGATCATATTTTAGTGTTGCTTTCATTTTTTAGTACGTGTTTTCTGTGAATCTTTCCACCCACAAAGGCGTTGTAATATTTATCAGGTCTGAGAAGAACGTGGTTCGTCATTTGATACCACATTTCCCAATAACTCATTTCTCCTTTGGAGTTGCATAATCTTAAAATTTTTCTTTCAAATCTATCTCTACCAGATTCTTCTACCAACATTTTGACCTCATCACTGGATCCAAAATAGTCTTGCCAATCGGATTCTTTTACTACCTTACGTTTTCTCTTTTGGCCTTTGAGTGGTTGAAGTCTTCTTGTACTGAAGAAGTTCTTCTTTCCGATATAACGCATATCGTTGGTCTTATCTCGTACCTCATAAACAAACCCAATTGAATCTCCTCGATTTTCTATCTCAAATTCCTTATCATCATAAAGCCACATACATCTATTTATTCAACAGATGCGACCTTTCTTACCCGCAACAGTATGTCCCGGCGGATTCTCTCCGATCCAACGTTCATCGATTGGTTCACTTGCTCTTTGATATCGACTATCACTTGACAATCGGTATTCGTTTTCGCTGAGATTATCCATCGCAGCGTGAACCGTAAACATTTTAAAAGTAAGAAAGTCTCCGGCTCTAAATTCTGTAGTCAACCAACGACTCTCAAATTTTTCTGCGAGTTGTTTTGGGTTTTTAGATAGTGTTCCGGTGAAAGTCCACTTACCCTGATCCGCATTAGTTTTCTGTTTTGGGTTATTTTCACAATAAGAATCCACATCACGAAACACGTATCTCTCAAGAAGATCCATCCTCTCGTGAGACTTTTCTAATACTGCAAGTCCACCCAACTCATAAGAAATGTCTCCATAAGGAACCCAACACGTCATATGATTGTGTGTCCCTCGACCCATATAAGGAAGATCTGTGTGAGGATTTGTCCCCTTGCCTGGTGGCATCGCTCTCAACCAAGTGTAGTCGTAATGTTTTATCTCCTCACCATAAAGATTCTTGTAGAAACTGGTGAGTCTTCCGGAGTACAATAACTCCTTGACTTTATCGCTGTTGTTCGCAACCTCTGGTATGAACTTTACAGTTTCATTCTCTTGACATCTTAGTTCGATGTTTGAGTAGTTTGAATTCAACAACTCTCTCTTTGACATTTCCTCCGAGATTTCTTCTCGGACTGATAATACTTGTTCTCGATCCAGATAATCTCTGATAAACAAATAACCATCCTCTTCGGCCCGTTGTCTTAGTACATCAAAGCCTTCAGAGACCTGAGACTCTCTCAGATCTCCAACGTTGTTTAATTCGTGACCATATGAATAAAATTTACGTGTCTTCATCCTCCTCTGATACAAAGTAACTTGGATCGTCAATATCGGGTGAACCACAAAATGGACAGTAACAAGGTGTGTCTACCATCGGATAGCCATACTCATCTTCGATACTCTCATCTCCAACATTTGACCAAGCAACTTCAAACCCCGTTTTGCAGTTGCCACAAAATAGTTTCTCATGTCCAGCCATATCAACTCTCGCAAACAGCACAATTATTTATAGAACGGGCAAGTTCCTGTGCTGGATTCGCACTTCTTTGGTAGTAGAGTGACTTAACTCCTCTTTTCCATGCGTAGATCATCAGATCATTTACTTCTTTTGGTTTGGTGTCGGGCGGAATCATAATATTCAAAGATTGCCCCTGATCTATTGCGAATTGTCTATCTGCGGCTTGTGTGATAATTTCTTTCTGTGAGATCTCTCCAAATGTTTTGAAAACATCTCTTTCGTCCTTTGTGAGTTCAGTAAGGTGTTGAACCGATCCACCTCGTTTGAGAACACTCTTCCAAGCATCTTCTCCCAGACCCTTCTTCTTGAAGAGTTTTGTGAGATAAGGATTGCGATAGGTGAACTTACCCTTTGCCAAATCCTTTACAAAGTAGTTAGAGTTTAGTGGCTCAATCGAAGGAGAAACCTGACCCAGTATAAAAGAACTTGAAGTGGTTGGAGCGACTGCCATCGTTGTGGTGTTTCGCAATCCATATCCGGTAAGAACTTCAGGTTCACCAAGAAGATTCGCAAGTTCTTTTGATGCGTCACGGCTCCTGTTTTGAATTGTCTTAAAGATGATATTATTCTTTGCTCTTGCGGTGATTGACTCAAATGGAATGTCATTGAGTTGTAGATAGGAGTGCCAACCCAGAACTCCTAATCCTAGAGCACGATGACGAATCGCAAAGTTCCTTGGATGTTCCATAAACTCTACTCCGTCAGTCTTGTCAATAAACTCTGACATAACCGCATCAAGGAAATAGATCATCGTTTGAATCGCATCGGTCTTTACCAAATCATCCCAACGTTCAAGGTTCAAAGAAGAGAGATTGCACACAAAAGATTCCGTTGGATTCGTAGGCAACATAATCTCTGAACAAAGATTGGAGTTGTGAATCTCAATCTTCTTGTCCTTATAGACCTGTGGAGCTCCCTTGTTTGCGTTGTCTGTATAGAAGATGTAGGGGTAACCAGACTCAAATCTTTTCTTAATTACCTTTCCCCAGATCTTTCTCTTTTCAGTGTCTCCGTCAACCATTGACTTCATCCATTCATCGTCCACACAAACACCAATCGAAAGATCCTGTATAGAATCACCATCAGAACGAATGTGAAGAAACTCTTCGATATCCGGATGATCAATTGGAAGATACGCCGCAAACGAGCCACGACGAACATTCCCCTGTGATACATAGTTGACCAAAGAATCGAACACCGAGAGTTGATGGTGTACACCTGTCGCAGTACCACCCGAGGAGATCGCAGCACCGCGATGACGAACATCTCCGAAGTAACCGGATGTTCCTCCACCCATCTTTGACATAATACCGACTTCTCCTACCTTGTAGAGAATACCTTCCATACTATCCGGTATGAAAGAAGAGAAACAAGAGATCGGAAGTCCTCGTTCTCGTCCAAAGTTAGCCCAGATAGGAGATGACAAGGAATAGAATCCTTGTGCCATGTATCTCTCAAACTTAACCGCAAAGTCTTTAACACCGAGAATGTTCTCGGCGTGTTTTGCGATATCAAGTATTCTTTGTTTTGGCGACTCTCCTTCGATCAGATATCCTCTTTCAAGGAAAAGTTTCGCTTCATCATTTAGCCAGTAATAATCATTCATATTAAAATAAGTCGTCTTCGTCAAAGGATTGGTTTTTCTTAGAGTATTCGGTTGGTCGAGAGTGAAAGAAGTCTGTCATATTGTTACCATGCAACTCCTCTTCAAACCAAAGAGTGTGTTCCAATAATGATTTATCAACTTCGAGAGGCGTCCCAAATCCGATCTGATCCAAAGACTCATTGATGCGATTGCGGATAAACTCTTTGAGGATGTTTGCGTTGAGTCCTTCTTCTCTATATCCATTGACCATCCAGTCAACAATCTTTGCTTCTGCTTTGTAAGCCTCTTCTGCCTCGTGTAGGATTCTTTCCTTTAGTTCATCGTCAAACAATTCGGGCATCTCTTCGCGAATCGTATTGATGATTTTGATTCCGATCATACCATGAATGTTCTCTTCATTGCGAGTATACTTGACCTGTTGATCCGTATCCTTCAGAACATTCTTGAATCGAGCAAACCAATTGATGACGTAGAACTGTGAAAATAAAGAAACATTCTCTACAAAAAGTGTAAAAAGAATGAGGGCATAAAGATATTGTTTCTTAGAATCCTTGTAGAATCTGTGAGTGTACTTCTTGAGATACTTGACACGGCCTTGAATCCATTCAAGTTTCATGTTCTCTTCAAAGATGTCCTCCATATCAAGAACTGTCAGGAGACGCTCATACGC